AGAAGCGGTAGAAGCAGCTAAGGTGGAAGCCGCTGCGCCAAAACCAGCGTTCTACACCGCACCTCGCCTTGAGTTCACAAAGGCAAAATATCTAGAGAACAGCATCCGCGCCGCACTTGGCGATGACGATGCTCGTTCATATCTTCGCGCTGCTGACAACACAACAGACAACGCAGGATTTATTCCAACTCCACAAAGCACAACTTTAATCAATGGCGTCGCTAATGGCGATCGCGGATTTATCGATGCTCTCTCACGCGAAACCCTCGCGGCTTCCGGGATGACCTTCGAATTGCCTCGCATCAACACCGCGCCAACTGTGGCTTTGACAAATGAAGAAGGCACACCTTCCGAGACAGATATGGGAACTGCTTTTATTTCCGTTGATGTCAAGAAGTTCGCTGGACAACAGACTGTAAGCGTAGAACTTATTGATCGTTCTAGCCCTGCGTTCTTTACTGAACTCGTCCGTCAAATGGAGTTCGCATATGCAAAGGCAACTGACGCTTATGCAGTAACTCGCGCATCTGCAACTGCTTCCGCATCAACCGCTAAGGCTGGCGCAACAGCAGCTAACTACCTCGCTTTCTTTGCTAACGCTGCAAAGAACGTTTACACAGGATCGCTCGGCTTTGCTCGCAACGTCGTAGTATCTCCAGACGTATGGGCGGAAATTATGGGATTGAACGACAATGGTCGCCCAATTTACATCGCTTCCAACCCATCAAACGCAGGTGGCGCACTTTCTCCACTTTCCGTTCGCGGTAACGTAGCTGGTCTCGACCTCTATGTATCTCGCTCACTTTCCGGAACTGGTGACGGATCAATTTACGTCATTAACCCAGACGCGCTTACATTCTACGAAAGCCCACGTCTAACACTTCAGACAAACGTCATCGCAAGCGGCCAAATCTCCGTAATGTATTACGGCTATGCGGCAGTAGCTCCGAAGCTTCCCGGTGGCTACACAGCTAACGACAACGCTTAGTAATAGTTAGGCCCTGTCCGCTCCCGAGCAGGGCTTAACCCCTTAGAACGAAAGGAAGGCGAGATGCCAACAATAGTTACGGCCACAGAGCTAAGAACCATTCTTGGCGTCTCGTCTGCCCTTTATTCAGACGCTTATTTAAACGACATTGTGGATACAAGCGAAAACTTAATTTTGCCAATGCTCGTTACATTTCAAAGCAAAATTAATAAAGTTAAACTAGAAGACAATGTGGCTTATTTTGAAACCGCCACAATTCACGAATTTACTCAAGGCCAATCTGTCATTATTACTGGATGCGGATCTCCTTTTAATGGTACTCACACAGTAACCGACGACGAAATTACCGACTATGTATTTACTGTCGCAATCACAAATGCTGACATATTGGAAAAGAACATTATCCCAGCAGGAAACGCTGCTCTGTCTGGCCTCTCAACCTATGTCGGAAACCCTAACGTCGAATCTGCTGTATTGGCAATCTCTGTGGAAATCTTCCAAGCCCGAACAGCTGCCGGTGGATCAATCGAAGGAATCGACTTCGCAGTAACACCTTATCGCCTTTCCAAAAATCTTCTTGCAAAAGTGACTGGTCTTTTAGGGCCATACCTTGATGTTGAAACTATGGTGGGTTAATGCCCAGCATTGCAACAGACGTTAGAGGCGCAATCAAAACAGCTTTATCAACTGTTAGCGCCAATATTTACGACTCAGTTCCAGAATCACCTATCGTTCCAGCTGTCGTAATCGTTCCAGATTCGCCATATATGGAATTCGACGTACTTGGCAAAGTCCCAACAAGAGTTAAATTAAATTACACAATTACCGCTTGCGTTGCATATTTTTCAAACGCAGCAGCTCTAGACAACTTAGAGCAATTAGTTATGAGTATTCTTGGAAAGTTAAACGCTTCCAAGTATGAGTTATCGGTGGTCGAAAGACCTACAATAACTGAAGTGGGAACGACAACCCTGCTCGTTTCCGATATTCGCTTGAGCGTCCGCTACGAGCAAACCGCATAGGAGACCTGAATGACAACAATTATCACAGGGCGCGATGTGACCTTCACACTTGACACGAAGCCATATGACGCTCAGACAACTTCAGCCACCTTGTCGGCCGAAACCATCATCGAGACTTACCAGACTCTTGATGGACGCGCTTACAAGTCAGTTGATAAGCAATGGACTTTCACAGTTGAACTTTTACAGGATTGGGGCGCATCAGGCGCACACGGATCTTTGTTCGAGTCAATGTGGGCTAACGCAGAAACAGCACCTAATACAACAGTTGCAGTTTCATTTACCGCCGCGTCAGGCGCAACATTTAGCTTTAACGTATTGCCAATTTTCCCAAGCGCAGGTGGAGCAGCTCCCGGAGCACTTACCGACACTTGGACTTTGACAGTCGTTGGACAACCATCAGAGTCGTTTAGCTAATAGATCGGAGCATCGGGAGCAATGAAGTCACAAATTACAATTACATATAACTCGGGCGACCAAGCGACTTATGTTGCCCAACCGCCCGAGTACGCAAAGTGGGAAAAGGCGACTGGCAAATCTATCGGCGAACTTGGCGGAGTCTGGGACATTATGTTCTTGGCTTATAACGCAATGAAACGAGAAGCCGCTGGTAAGCCGGTTAAGAGCTTCGAAGTCTGGATGGATACGGTCGCAGATGTGGATGTATCTAATCAAGACCCAAAAGCCATCCAGCCGGAAGCATAAATTATTTATTAATGCTTTTGGCTCTGGAAACCGGAATCCCAAAACAGTATTGGACTGATGCTGAAGACGTCCTGACCGCGTTACAAATATTGAAGGAGAGAAACGGTGGCCGGTGAAACCATTTCTTATGATCGCTCAGAACTGCGCGGCATCCTTCAAGCTTTTAAAGCAATGGATGAAGCTGCTGTCAATGAAGCAAAAACTGAATCTAACGCTTTGGCGCAATACGCAGCCAACGAAATCAAAGCATATTCGCTTACTCGAACCTTTGGACAATCCGCTGTCAATCGCATCGCAACTGGCGTTAGGATTAGCAAATCATCCAAGATTGGCGAGTTCTCTTACGGATTTGCAACTCAGCGTTTTTCTGGTGGGGCAAGCACTCAGACACTCTGGGCAGGTTACGAATTTGGATCTAATCGTTATCCTCAATTCCCACGCCGAACACCGAGCAGAGGACGAGGAAATAGCGGCTATTTCATTTACCCAACACTTCGTAAAATTCAGCCTGAATTAGTGCGTAAGTGGGAAGAATCGTTCGATAGAATTCTGAAGAAATGGGGATAATAAATGGCCGGTAGTCGTACACTCAAGTTATCCATTCTTGCTGACGTTGATGATTTAAAAAAGAAACTTGGCCAAGGTGAACAAGAAGTTTCAAGTTTTGGGGATAAGCTTGGCGAATTTGGCAAAAAAGCTGCCGCTGCTTTTGCGGTAGCTGCTGCCGCTGCTGCTGCCTATGCTGGCAAATTATTAATTGAAGGTGTTAAATCTGCAATCGAGGATGAGAAAGCTCAAGCAAAATTAGCAACAACTCTTGAAAACGTAACTGGTGCGACTGAAAAACAAATAAAAGCGGTAGAAGATCAAATAAGCAAGCTAACAAAATTATATGGTATTACGGATGATGAACTTCGGCCATCTTTTGAAAGATTGGTAAGAGCGACCGAAAGCGTTAAACGAGCTCACGAATTACAAAGTCTTGCCATAGATATTGCAGCCGGCAGCGGTAAAAGTTTGGCTGTCGTAACTGAATTATTAGCTAAAGCTTATGATGGCAATATCAATGTTTTGAAAAAATTAGGCGTAGAAACTCAAACAGTAACTACGTCAATTAAAGACAATTCTGCGGCCGCAGATCGAGCAGAAAAAGCACAATTAAATTACACGTTAGCAGTAGATAAATATGGTCCAAGTTCACAACAAGCACAAAAAGCTTTGTTGGCTTACGAACAAGCAATAGATAAAGCTAATGATGTAACAACAAAAACAAGCAAAAGCACTATTAGTTTTGATGACGCTGTAAAACAATTATCTCAAACTTTTGGCGGACAAGCTGCTGTGCAAGCGGATACCTTAGAAGGTAAAATGCTTCGTCTTCAAGTAGCTTTTGACGAAGCAAAAGAATCGGTCGGTGCACGTCTATTGCCGATTATCACAAATTTAATAGATTATTTTATAAAAAATGTCGGACCAGCTATTGTTTCTATTCAAGAAAAATTCAAACCTTTGACAAAAGCCATCGAAGATAACAAAGATAAATTTAAAGAAATATGGGAGTTTCTTAAAACTTATGTAGTTCCTTTATTAAGTGATGCTTTAGATATTGCTATAACTGCTACCGCTAAAGGATTAACAATATTAGTTAATGTCTTAGGTAAAGCAATAGACGGTTTTCAATTTTTATATGACAAATACAAAGCTTTTGTAGATTTTATAAAAAATAACCCATTAAGCAAATTTTTGGGTAATATCAATCCTTTCAGCAGCAGTAGTTTCACCGGAGCAGCTTTTGTCAGCGGCTCTTTGCTCGCTGGCGGAGCGGTAGATGAATTAGGTCGTCCAGTCGCCGGTGGCGGTGGTGGCGGCGGCGGAAGCATCACAGATGGTGGCGTCGATGCGGCAACAGAAAATAAGCGTCGCAATACAATGTGGAAATCCGAGACAATTATGCAGGAAACGTCCGAATGTCCATCAGGTAAAGGCGTTTATCTTGTTGAATATAACTATT